GCCGCCGCTCGAATGGCCGTGACTTCCTGCTTCCAGGTGCGGCCCGGCCGAACAGGTGCAACCGCCTTGTGGTAAAGCGGTCCGCCTTGCGCAACCGTGAGAACCCAGGACAAGCCGATGGTCGCGTTGGTTGTGGTTGCCTGCGCCGTATTCGCCAAGCCCTCGGGAGCGCCGCTGGCAGTCGCGCTGAAAGCCGCGCGGTCGGGTGTGTCAACACCGATGCCGCCGCGCGTGTAGCTAGTCTCCAGCGTGAAGGTACGAGCCGCCAAGCCGCTAACATCGGTGGCTCGCTGGGTCGTTTCAGTGCTGATCGCCGTGGCATTTCCATCGGCGGCTCGCTGCGCCGTCTCCACCTTCGTGGTCAGCGTGCCTTCCGCATCCTTTGCGCGGACGACTTCAGCCGAAAGGTCGGTCAGCGCCTTGGAAGCGTCGGTGCGTACAGCGGCCACTTCGCTGCGCGCGGTGGCTAGGGATGCCTGAACATCGGCGACGTCCTCGTTGGTGGCATCGACTGCGGCGTCGAGCAAGCGCGCTGCCTCTGCCGCGAGGCGGGCTTTTTCCGCGGCTTGAGCGATCTCGTCGATCACACCGCCGACTGTCTTACCCGGGCCCATGGGCGAAGTGGGATCGGCGCTGTTTGTTGCCCCATCCGCCGGCTTCTTGCCATCATCGTCGTTGATGCCCGACCAGTCGGCCGATTTGCCCGCGTCGCCGATCGCCAGGATCAGCGGGTTCTTGGCCCAGTCGTAGGCGGTAGGCACGGCAGCCTGCACCGGCGCGCGATCGTCGGCGTCCCACTGATAGATCGCCGCGTTCTCCTCGCGCAGCACTACAGGGCAAGGATTGGAGCGCGGGTCCATTTCCACGACCCGGAACAGCTTCCGCTTGAAACCGAGCGGCGCGAACGTGAACGGCACCACGTCGCCGATGTTGTAGCGCCAGGCGGTGATATCGAACGGCGCGGCGAAATGGCGGTTGTACTGCTTGCGCTGCAGCGCCTGCTTCACGATGCGCTGCGCGTGGCTGCCGCTCTCCACCGCGCCTAGATCCATCGCCATCGCGCGATCGATCCCGTCCAGGCTGGGGATGCGGACCTCGGGGTAGTCGATCGGCTGAAACAGCGACGCCGGCGACGGGTCGATGAACTTGCCCCTCACCACGTTGGGCGTCTGCTCGAGCGACGGATCCGGGTCCCAGGTGAACGGCCCGACCACATCGTCGTCGCCGAGACCCTCGTCCAGCGCGGCCGCCGCCAGGTCATTATGCGCGATCTTGATGGCGAGCTTGCCGTTGGCGTCCTGCAGCTTGCCGTTGCAAGCGGCCAGCAGCGTGTCCTGGCGGCTGCGCGGATCCTCACTCTCGGAGAGAACGCACGCGCCATGATACTTCGGCTCGGTGCCGCCGCTCGACCGCGTGGCGGGCTCGTCGGCTATGTTCGCCGCGACGATAAACGATCGCAGGTCGATCCGCTTCTTCGGGATGCCGCAACCGACGGCCAGCTTCCACTCGCCGGTGGCCGGGTTCTGGATACGCCACCCGAGCAGATCCCGCAGGGCGTGCAGCGGCAGGTTTTCGCCGATGGTCGCGCCGTCATCGGTCACATAGCGCCAGGTCGACTGGTCATCGGCACGCATCGGCCCCGAACCACCCGGGACGGTGCTATCGCGCCGCGGATCGTACAGTTTGGAGCCTCGGCCCACGATCGTGATCCGGCTCGGAATCCCGCTAGCGAAGGGGCTCTCCCCCTTCTTGCCATTGCCGGTTACCTTGAAGCGCAGGCGCAGATACGCGCAGCCGGTCAGGCGACGGCTCGCATTCCACTTGCCCGATCCGAAGGTGAACGCGTTTGCCGGCGTCCCTTCGTTGATGATGTTGGGAACCGAGAGGTAGTTCTTGAACTTGCCCTGGACGCCGCCGGCGCGAGTCCAGGCGAGCTCCTGGTTGAGCCAGATCTCGTCGGCCGCGCTCTCCACGGCGCAGCTCGCTACGCAGACGATCCAGTCGCAATAATCCTGGTCGTTGCCCGACCACTCTTCATAGCGGACGTCGACCGGGAACGCGGTCTGCCCCATGGGCGCCTTGCGGAACGCGCGCGGATCTACCGAGGCGGTCAGCCGCTCGGTCTGGGCCTTCGGCACCTCCGGCGTCTTCTGCAGCATGCCCGCGGCCATCGCGAGACCGGACGAGGTCAGAAACAGCGTTGAGGTGGAAACGCCGGCGACCGTCATGGTGCCCGCCAAGCCGGCCATGCCGATCGCGCCGACGCCGGTTGCGATCAGCGCTGCCGCGCCAATGGCGAGACCCGCGATCTTTACATACTTGGCCATGCGTCAGCCCCCGAACGGAACGCGCCACGCGCGTGCGTCTTGCCAGATCGCGCGGTCGACCTTCACCAGCCCCTCGCGCTCGCCCTCGCTGCCAACGGCCACCAAGAAGGCGCCCAGGCAGATCCCCAGCACACCCTCGGTCATGACGATATCGCCGCGCTGGGCGAGGTTCGGCGGCACTTGGTCGAACTTGGTGTCCAGCGTCGCACTGAGCGTGCCGGCGCCGAGGCGGCGCAACGCACGCTTCGCGCCGAGCTGCGTCGCGTAGCGACCGCGAAACTCCGGCATTGGATCCTCGCCCGTCATCGCCTCGACCGCGCCGGCCGCGAAGATGCAGCAGTCGTGCTTGCCCCAGGCGAAGGCGCGCAGGCGCAGAGGCTCGAGGAACGCGGCAAGCCGCGTTTCCCAGTCGGGAAGACGGTGCATGGATCAGCTCCTTTGCGATGCGCCGTTTGCGAGCGCGATCGCGAGCTCGGCCGACCTGTCGGCGGGGTCGAAGTCCTGCTGGTCCAGCAGCGTGCGGTTGGAGGCTTGGGTGAAAAAGCCGGTGTAGGATTCGACCTCAAGCGAGATCGTCTGCTGAGTCATGTCGCCGCTGACCTTCGGCACGTTCATGTAACCGGTGTAATAGCTCCACAGCCCGCCGATACGGGCCAGCGTGGCCGGATCGTACATCGCCTTCCAGAGCCGCGCGTCCCGCCCCTGGTAATTGGCCTTGTTGCCCAGCGCCGTCATCAGCTCGTCATCCAGCGCTGCGAGGCCGGACAGGCGCAGCGTCACGGTATCGGTGCCGCTTTCCTTCGCCTTCACCGGGCCCACCGAAACCACGCGCGGATCCAGCGCGTCGAAGGTGAACCCGTCCAGATCCTCGTCGCCGGTATTCTGGAATGTGACCGAATAGGGCGCGTCGGTCACTCGGAGTTCTTCGCCGGCTATATCGAGGAACACGAAGTTGACCGGCCGGCGGACGTCGGCACCCAGTGCGGCGCTGGCGAGATTGTCGGGGCGAGTGTCCATCAAGGCTCCTCGCATTCGAACTGGACGCCGTACTTCTGACCGATGCCGACCTGCCACCCGTTCTTCGGGTCGGTCATCGACATCAGCGAATAGGGCCGCTTCACTTCCATTGCGGCGTTGTCCGCCGGCACAGTCCGGATGTACGGCTTGAACCGAATAAGGGCGTTGCCGGTGGCGTCGGCGACAACCGGTGCCATCAGCATCAGCAACTGGTCATTGATCGTGATGAATTGACCGCGGCGCAGCTTCTGCCCGGCCGCGCCCCAGCCATCCGTCTGAAGGCTGAAGCCGGCCTGCCCGCCACCCTTCACCAGGGGAGCGACGCCGGTGATCTGATCGTTCTCGCAGGCGATCAGCTTGAAGGTGTTGGCGACGCCGTCGAGGTCGACGACGAAGGCACGCCACGCTTCGACGTTCCGCTCGCCAATGATCGGCGGCAACGAAACCTTGGCACTCCACCGCGGCGCTTGGCCAAGCAGCACCACGCGGCGCTTGCTGGTTACCTCGCTGCGGTTGACCTGGGCCGGCTGCTCGATGGTCCAGTCGATGTCCGCCGCGACTGGCTTGCTCGGCATGGTGATGAGCATCAGCCAAAGCCTCCGGGCAGCGTCGGGCGATTCATGTTGCGGAGCGTCCTACTCTCGGCGTGCATGGCGATCGGCTCTGCGGCCGCGCCGACGGTGCGCGCCGAAACCTCTTCCATGCGGGTTTCGAACATGGGCGAGGGCTCGACGCTAAACCGGGCATCCACCTGCATCCTGCCGCTGCCGCTCGGCCGCATGACGGATTGCGGCGTGATGGCGGCGAAATCCGCCATGCGTGGCATGGCCGTGCCGATCCGCCCGCCTGTGGCGAGCCCCGGTAGCCGCCCTTTGTTCATCGCGTCGATGATTGGCCAGTAGCGGCGGGTTGCCTCCGCATTGACGATCGACTCTCCATTCGAGACCAGGAGCGGGTCGACCCCATCGATCAGCGCGAAGATGCTATCCGACGTGCCAGTACCAGGGCCGGAAATCTTGCCGCCCTTCGCCCGCTTCTCGACCTTCCCGCCATTCTTCAGGCCAAGGAAGCCGAGGCTCCCGCCGCCGATCGTCGCGAAAATCGCCTTCTGGATCCCGAGGCGCGCCAGATCAGCGATGGCACTAGATACGAAGTCACCGACCGCACCCTTCAGCTTGAACAGGCTCGCGATCTCGCGCGAGCCGGCATCCTCAAGCGCCCCGAAACCACGAACAGCGACCCCCTCAAGGGCCGTGCTCATATCGGCGGTCGTTTCCTTCAGCTGGTTCTTATACCGATCCAGCGGGCCGGCATTATCCCGCTCTACCACCGCTCGGCGACCAGGCTCCTCCTGGTTGATCTCGATCGCCTCGATAGCACCTTGGACCCGAGTCGTAATGTCGGGACTGGCCAGCTTGCGGGCTGCCGCCGCGCGGCGCTCCTTCAGCTCGAGCTCGAGGAGTTCCAGCGCGATCTGCCGACGCTGCTTTGTGGTGGTTGCCAGCTCGCCTTGTAGCTGAAGCAGCGATGCTTGCGATTGGATCTCGCGCCGGGTGAAATCCAACTGGCGATCGAGCAGCTCGTCGACAGCCTGCGCCTGCCGCGCCGCATCCTTCCGATATGCCGAGATCTCCTGGAGAGACAGTGTATCAGCGTTCAACGCCTTCAGCTTTTCGGCCTCGGCCGGCTGAAGCTTCTTGGCCGCGACCTGGGCGTCGATCGCTGCGTCGCGCTGAATCTTCGCCGCCTGCAGCTGCTCGATTTCGATTTCGACGCGCTGATCGGCGCCGGCGGCTAGAGCTACTTGGGCTTGGTAGAAGTTATCCTGCGCGGTTCGGAGCTGGTTCGCATAAGCCTGCTGCCGGCTTGCCTCTCGCTCGGCAGCACTCTCGCCGGACCGCATTTCGCGTTCCGAGCTGCGGACATCGACGTCGCCCTTTTTGCCGGCGCCGGTCCACTCATAGTGCTTTCTGCCGCCGCTCTCTGTGACGATCTTGAAGCCTTTGAGCCCGGCAGCCTGCGCGGCCTCGCGCGCCTTCTGGTCGTCATGGGAGGCGCGCGTTGGGTCGAGCGCCTGATCACTCTGGTGGCGGCTTACGCGGCGGTATCCATCAAGCGGCGATTCCCCCGCACGATGTATTTCGTTCTGGTCTGCTGCTGACCGATGGCCACTGCGGCCCGCTGCACGTCGGATGCCCCGCGCGTTCAATTCGCGCTCGAAGTCGGCAAAGGCCTGCTGCGGCGTACGCGTTTCACGCTTCGCAGCGGACTGCTTCTTCTGCTCGTCGGCGACCGCCTTGTTCTTGCGCGTCTCCAGATCGAGCAGCTTCTTGGCGAGCTCGACCGAGAGCGCCTGCTGCCTGTTCAGGTCCAGCTTCGCCGCGACGATCTTCTGATTATATTCGAGTTCGAGCTTCTCTTTCTGGTCCGCATAGTCGCGCTCGATCCGGCCCTGCGGGGTCGCCGCTGCCTTGGCGGCCGTGTTCGCCTGCTCCACGCCGAGTGCCCCCCTGCTCTTTGCAAGGAAGGCGCGGGCCTCGGCAATTTCGCTGTCGAGCCGGACGAGGTTTGCCTTGGCTCTGTCGAGCCGCGCCTGCGCAGCGGCAAAGGGAGCAAGTCCGCCGCCAGGGCCGGCACCCGCGTTGCTGGCGGCGTTGAGTGCCTTCTGCGCCTCGGCGACGCTCTGTGCCGCCGCCGAACGCCGGGTCTGAAGCTCATCGAGCTTCCCGTTCGCTTTTGAATTCAGCCGCTCAGCATTCGTCTTCAGGGATTCGTTCTGACGATCAATCTCCTTCGTCAGCTGACGAACTTCATCAATGATCCCTGCTTCGGTCTTCGCGAAGGCCTTCTTGGCCTCGTCAGCCAGTGCCGAGGCCTGTGCATTTTCCTTGAGCTTCTCGACTTCCTTCTCAAGGGCATCGCCGCCCTCGAGCAGCTTGGAGACCAGAGGCGTCAGCACCACCAGCGCAGAGCCGATCGCCATGCCCCATGGGCCGCCGATGAAATTGACGAACTTGTTCGCGCCGCCCCCCATCAAGCCAATCGCCTGGGTGACCTGGCCGATTTGCTGCGCGAAGATGATGGCCGGCGGGGTGCCAGCGGCGAACTGCGTGGCAACGTCGCCCATCTGATAGCTGAGCTGCTGCATGCCGGCGCGGGCCTGGCCGGTCATGACGGTGATGTTCTTGCCGGCGGGTACCAGCTCGTTCATCCGCCCTTCGACCGCGGTCAGCGTGTTCGCCTGGTTGCGAAGCGCGATCGCGTAGTCGGTGCTCTCCTTCTCGGCCACCATGGCAGCGGCCGCGTACTGGATCAGCTCTGCGTTGGTGCCACCCTGAGCGACCGCTTCGGCCCGCGCTGCCTCGGCAACAACTCGGATCGCTGCGGCGCGCTGTTCGGCCGCCAAGGCGGATTCGCGTGCGGCCTTGGCGTTCACGATCATGAGCGCGTCGCTGCCGTTGCCGGCGCCGGCAACTTCCTGCGCGTTGCGGCGGATCTCGCTGAAAGCGGCCTTGTAGCTCTGAGTGAGCTGCTTCGCCCCGTCATTGTTGTTCGCAGCGCCGAGCTCGCGGAGCGAACGCTCCACGGCCTCCAGCTGCTTCTCCGCGTCGCCTTTGAACTCGACCAGGGCCGAGCTGCCGGACTTGAGGATCGCCTTGAGGGGATCAACGGAGCCCGAGACCTGCAGGAACAGGTCCCGGCGCGCGCTGCTGCGTGCGGCCATAAGCGCCTCCGTTGATTAGATCCGCGACTGAGCCTTCACGGCTTCCTGTCGCGCTTCGATCAGCGCCCACCATTCGTGGGACGTTGCTCGCCAGAACTGCTCGGCCGACCACCCGAAGGAATCGCACGCGAGCCCCATCAGCTTGCGGTAGGGAAAGCTCAGCTCTCCGCTACCGCCTTCGCTTCCCCCGACGCCGTGCGCCCGCCCTGCGCAGCGTCGACGAGGCAGATGGTGAGACGGGCCGTGACCTTCGCCGCGCCCTGCTCGTAGATGAGTTCGGCGAGACGCTCCGGATCGACTGCCTTGGTGGCGTTATCGTTCTCGTCCGCGCCGGCGCGGATCAGCTCGGCCGCGACGATGCCGAGCTGCGAGAGCGTCAGCTGCATCCGGTTGGCGAGCTGCATCAGCACCATCAGGGACTCGCCGGTCTTGGTCTCGATCGACTTTACGGCCTGGAACGAAGGGCGGAGCTTGTACTTCACCCCGGCGAGGTCGAGCTCGTGCTCGCCCCGCTCGGGATTGGCGGTGCTCATGCGGCCGGCGCGGCGGCGGACAGGTTGTCCACCGTCGGCGCCGCCGCGTTCGCCATGTCCATCGACCAGGTCGCCGGACCGTCCTTCGGGAAGTTCGCGGAGAAGTTGCCGATCGCGACCAGACCCTGGAACTTGATGACGGTGCCGCGCTTGATCTGCACCTCGATTTCGGGAGGCGAGAGCTTCGACGCCGCTTCGGCTGCGGTGAAGCCGGCGTCCGGCAATTTGAGGTTGCCGGACGACTTGAGAGCGATCTTCTGCTGACCGTAGGTCGTGGCGCCGTAGATGCCGCTGTCCTTGTCGCTCTGATCCTGCTCAGCGCTCGAGCGGGTGAAATCGAGAGCCGTTTCGCCACCGATCGGGGTGAAAACGTTGCTGCCCGTCTTGATCGCGACGCGCCAGTCTTTGCCTTGTTCGTTTGCCATGCTTGCTCCTTTTCCGGCTCAGGCCGGGTTTGCGGTCACTTCGAATTCTTGGATGCCGGCATGCGTGATGCCGTCCCGCGCCGGCGGGCTCGAGGCCGCACCGTTCCAGTCGATCGAGCCGAACTCGACGCCGGCGATCGTCGGCACCTGGTGCTCGAGCGCGATGCGAACGCGGTGCATAAGCGCATGCAGCTTCGATCGCTGCGTCCCGCGGTAGATCACCACCACCTGGACGGTGAGGCGCTCGGCCTGCTCATCCTTCCCGCCTTCGTTGCCGGCATCGATGTCGCCGATCAGCACGATCTGGCGCTCGCCAGTGTCACCCGGCTCCCAATGCGGAGTCTCGGTGGTAACCTCCGCCACGTCGGCGCCGATCGTGGCGTCCAGGAGCGAGAAGATGCCGTCCGACGCGGCCGACAGAAGGTCGATCGGTTCAACCATTGCCCGCTCCCGCCCGCGTGAGGGCCTGGGCCCAGAATTCCGACAGGTGCAGCTCGGCCGCTTCCTGCAGCAGCGGCTGTTCGATGTACGGCCGCGCCGCCATCGCCTTTACCTTCATCTTGTACGGCGATCCGATCAGCGTGCCCTTGTTGGGGCCGCGCCGGCGCTTCCGAGAGCTCGCACCCTGGTAGATCACTTCGCGCTTGCTGGTCTTGCCGTTGCCGGCGACCCGCCGCTTCTTGATCCGGCGCGTGACAGTCACCGTCTGCGCATCGCGGCCGCGCTCGATAACGCGGCCGTAAAAGCTGCGCGTCCGTTTGCTGAAGCTTCCCGGGAAGAGGCCGATCCGGATCTTCAACCGTTCCAGCAGCAGCTGCAGCGACAGCGCGCCTGCCAGCGCGCCGGTAAGTTTCGCGACTTCGGCCTTCTGCCCGGCAAGTATCTCTTTGCCGATGATCCCCATCTCGACCGCAAGCTCTTCATGCGCGGCTGTCGGCAGAGCTTCGAAGAGGGCCATCGCGTCGTAGAGCCCGGTCACCCGGGACTGCCGGCCCGCCATCAGGCTGACTTCAGCGCTGCGGCCGTCGTGGCCAGGATCACCAGCTGCTCGCGATCGCCATTCGGATCAGCGGCGGAGGTGATGTTGAGCTCGAGCGCGCCGTGGCGCACCTGGTCGTTGGTGTTGATCCCCTCGCGGTACCGGATCCGTATACGATAGCTCGCCACGCCCTGCTTGACGTGCTCGGCCATCGCTTCCTTGCCATCCAGGCTGATCACCTCGGCCCAAGGCTTCGCGATCGGCGTCCACGCGATCGTCGAGCCGCCCTTCCCGTCCTTTTCCTTGGTGCCGCGGCGAATCTCGATGCGATGGCGTAGATCGCCAGCCTCCAGAGGCTTCATCCGAAGCTCACCACCACCTGTCGGCCGACCAAGCGGTCCAGGAAGGTTTCATCCGCGAGCGGCTTCTCGCGATTGCGATAGAGATCCGCGAGCACGGCTTTGATCGCGTGCGTAACGTTGGCCGGGACCTGATCGACGGTAGCCCACCCTTTCGCGGCGTCAATAATCGGACGCCCAAGGTGGTTCTCGACAACGGCGATCGCCGCAAGGATCAGCGACGCGAGATGCTCGTCCTCGCTGTCGACATCGATGCGCAGATGCTCTTTCGCAGCGTCGATCGTCAGGAGCTCTTCCATATTACCTCCTCGGCGCTGGGAAAGAGTCGGGCCGGCGATTGCCGGCCCGACTGGATCAGCTGGCGGCGGGTTCGGCAGCGCCGCCCTTCGCTTTCGCCTGCTCGGCGAAGCCCTGCTTGATCAGGCGTGCCTCGGTTTCTTTGTCGAAACCGGCGATCTCGCCTTCGTTGTAGAGGGTGCCCTGCTGGCAGGGCTTGAGGAACTTCACGGCCATGTCGGCTCTCCCGAAATGCGAAGGGCGCCCTCTCGGGACGCCCTTCGCAAGCTGTTGGTGGTGGCGGAGCTGGAGCCTTACGGCTTCCAGGTGACGCCGGTGAGCACCGCGAACGCGTTGTCGTAACGCAGCTCGGTGTCGTGCTCCTCGATCAGGCGGATCACGGTCTCGTCGTTGGAGAACGCCGAGCGGATCGTGCCATTGTCGTCGTAGGCGGCGCTGTCCGAAGCGGCGAGCGTCACCTGATAGGTGTCGCCGATCAGGAACTGCTCGAAGTCGCCGAAGTAGATCTCCGACTCGTTCGTGCCGACGCCCAGGTTATCGGGCACCGAAGTCGTGACGAAGATCGGATAGATGCCGAACTTGCCCTCCGCGACTTCCGGGAACGCCTTGTTGCCGTTTCCGTCGCGGATGTTCTCGAGGAACGAGTGGACGGTCGGCGACATGATGTACGCGCACTTCGACAGCGGCACGTTGGCATTTACGACCTTCAGCTTCAGCCGGGCCATGTCCGACGTAACGGTCTCCAGCGTCGGATTGGCGGTCATGGTCAGCGCGTTGCCGGCCACGATCATGCTGCGCAGGCCTGCCGGGGCAGTCGCGGAGCCGGTACCGCGCAGGAACTGCTGGTCTTCCTTGATCGCCGCCGAGGTGACCAAGTCGTCGCGGACCATGGCGTCGACGCCATAGGAGGCGCGACGGAGCAGCTGGTTGGTGATCGGCACCAGCGCGCGCAGCGTCTTGGCCGACATGCTGAGGTTGTCGACGGTGATGTCGGTGACCGGCGCCGGCTGACGCTCGCCGACATACCCTGCGCTGGTGCTGCCGGTCTGCTTGCGCATGGTCAGGTTGCCGTCCGGCATCGGAACCGAGCGGGCGCCGGCGTTGCGGATCGTGACGCGCGGCCGGAGCAGGCTGATGAAGTCACGGCTATACGCCGTGTCGACCAGATAGCCGCCCTTGGTAGCAGTCGACTGCTCCATGTTGGCGACGATCTCGCCGGTCGCGTCGCCCCAGATGCCGGCGGCGTGCGCGGCCATTGCGCGCTGGTCCTGGCCGCCAGTCGCCGCGATCGCGATCGCAACGCGACCGACCATTGCACCCGGCTCGGGCTTCTCAGCGACGGCCGCCGGCACCTTCCCGGCGGGGGTGATGGCGCCGGGGATGGTGACCGGGGCAGCAGTCGACGCCTTCAGGGCGAGCAGCTGCTCCTCCTGGGCGATCTTCGCCTGCAGGCCGGTTGCTTCCTTCGCCTTGGCGTCGAAGTCGGCCTGTTCCTCGGCCGTCAGGTCGCGGCTGTTGTCGTTGGCGGCGATTTCCAGAATGCCGTCCATCGATGCAACGACGGCCGCCAGATTGGTCTTGAGCGCGGTGATGCGCATGGACACTTCTCCTTGGTGGTTACAGCTTCGCGCGGATCTGCGCGAGAGCCAGGGTATTCGCCGCGGCCGTCCGCCGGGGCGTAGCCGGTCCGGCTTTGGCCAGGCGGCGGATCGCGCCGTCCAGGCCATCAGCCTCAATCCGGTCGACCATGCCTGCGGCGAGTGCCGCTTGGCCGGCCAGGGTGCCGCCCGCTCCGAAGTCGGAGCGGACCGTCGCCTCGGTGACGCCGCGGCCCTTGGCCACGGAGCCGATGAAAACCGCCTCGATGCCATCCAGCATCTGTCGGATCTGCGCCTGCCCTTCCTCGGTGGAGAGATCAGGGCGCTTGTTCGGCGCATTGGTGCTGGCGATATCGAGATCTCGCCGTCCGTTCGCGTCGGGGTCGACCTGATAGGACGTTGAGATCATCACGCCGATCGAGCCGACGACGCCGGTCGGATCCATGCTCATGCCACCGGCGGCGCTGGAGCCAATCCAATAGGCGGCAGAACAGCACATGCCGGTCACATGCACGGCGATCGGCTTGGGCGAAGCTGCGACCATGCGCGCGAAGTCGTTGACCTGGGCGACGGCGCCGCCTGGGCTATCCATCACCATCAGGATCGAGCGTACGTCCGGAGAAGCCTGCAGCGCGCGGAGATCGGCCGCAGCCACATCGAGCGAGCAGGCGCCGGAATACTCGGTCATGACATTGGCGCGTGGAAAGACAGGCCCCATCACCGGGAGGAGGCCCACGCCATCGCGGAGCATCGCCTTGCGCGTCGCCGGCGCTCGCGCGCCCATGGCCGCAACTGCCGAGAGCTGCCGGTCCTTGTGGCCGTCTTCCTTCAGCGCCAGCACCGCGGGATCGTCGAGGACGCGCGTCGCAATGGCCTCGATCGCGGCGAGATAGCCGGGCAGGATCGCCCAGGGCTGCGACCGGATCGCAGCCAGCACATGCTGGTTCATCATTCCTCCTCGGGATCGGGTTGGGGCGCCGGCGGCTGAGCAGGAGGCGGCGAGGCTTTGTCCTCGCCCTCGATCTGAGATCCAGAGCCGACACGATACTCGTCCCCGCCCTCGCGATCGTTGCGGTTTTCCATTCGGCGCACCTCGTTTGGATTGAGGATGCCCTTGTCGATCGCGGTGCCGTACGCCTCGTACCGGCTCTTGATGTCGCCCTTCAGCAGCGCGTCGGGGTTAGACTCGAAAAAGTGGCCGGGCTCGGCGAAGGCGTGCGTCATGTGCGCGTCGCCTCGGCTGAAATGGCCGAGCATGGTGTAGAGATAGAGCTCAATGCTCTGCTGTTCGATGTTCGCGAAGGTAGCGCGGCTGAGCTCGAACAGCACATGCGGCGGCGTACCGAAGGCGCGCGCGACCTCGACCACGCTGAAGCCGCGCGTCTCGATGAACTGCGCTTCCTTGTTGTTGTGGCTGAGGAACTCGGCCTTCATCTCCTGGTCGAGCACTGCTGTCGCGCCGGCGTTGCGCGGTCCGGAGAAGCGCTGCTGCCAATCGTTGCGGATTCGCAGCTTCTCTTCCGGGGCGACCTTTGCCTTGGTGGTCAGCACGGTGGAAGGCTGCGCGTTATTGTCCCAGAAGCGCGCCGCGAACTCGTTTGTCGAAGCCGCGCCCTCAAATGCGTCGGCGAGCAGCTGCAGGCGATCGATGCCGACTAGCCCGTCGCGGCTGAACCCAGGCACAAACCAGCAGTCGTTGCGGGTGAGCCGCTTGCGCGAGCCGTCCGGCAGCTGCGCGTCGTAGAACATTTCCAGCCCATCTTGCTCGTCCCAATGCTGGACGGGCGCAATGCCGTCGGGCAGCAGCCGCGACAGCCGGTGTGGGCGATATAAGGCATCACGGTGGATGTAGGCGCCGAACTTCCCGCGCATCAGCAGGTCGCCCATCATCAACTCCTTGAGCAGGAACGCCGGCTGCACGGCATTCGCGCTGGTGAGGATCATCTGCGCCTGCGGTGCGTCGTCGACGCGCACCTTCCCGCTCGAAGTGCGCCGGTAATAGTGGCACGGCGTCATCGCGAAGAGCCCGCACAGCACCTCAAGTGCTCGCAACACCGCCGGCACGCTCATCGCCCGCTGCTCGCCCATGGGCGCGTTGCCCCGCTTGGCTCCCAGCAGGTTCAGCACCGTCATGCCGCCGGTGTCGTTCAACCCATCGGCGCCGGCGAAGATCTGCCCGTCGCGACCGCCGGCAGCCGGCGATCGCCAGCCCTGCAGAGCCGCGCGAGCACGGTCCATCATTCCCATGCTCAGATCCCTGTATATTCGAAGCTTTCGGCACCGTCGCCCTTCAGTGCGACCGCGAAGGCGGCGATCAGGGCTACCGGGTTGTCGATCTTGGCCTCGATGCGCGGCTTGCGCGGGTAGACGTTGTCCTTGGCGTCGGCCTGGGCAACGACGTTGGCGACCTGCCACTCCATCACCGGACATCCGGCATGGGCGATGACGCCGCTACGCATATCCGCGTCCAGCTGCTTCATCGGGTCGGAGAAGTTCATGACGTTCGGCCGCACCTCAAGCATGGGCGCGCCCTTCTTCATCAAGCGATTGACCAGCATGGTCGCCTGCGCCGGGTCATAGGCGATCGTCTCGACGTCGAAGCGGTCGCGAGCCTCGTCGATCGCGAGCTCGATCTCCTCGAAGTCGGTGACGTTCCCGGTTGAGACGTCAAGCAGGCCCTGGGCGTGCCAGCCCTGGTATGCGCTGGTGTCCTCCACCGCCTTCTCAGGCACGAAGTAGCGGCCTATCCGGATGTACGGATCCTCGGCCGTCGCTTTGTCGCCGATCGGCAGGAACAGATACTCGAGCGCAGCGATGTCGATCTTGCTGGCAAGGTCGAGGCTCAGGATGCAGCGCCGGCCAGCAAGGAGGTCGATCTTCTCGGCATCGATGAAGCGGACCGGGATGTCGGTGCGAGCGCACTTACGCCACGCCTCGATGTCGAAATACGCCGCCTTCGCCGCAACCCAGAGGTTGAGGTGCTTGGTCTTGAAGATGCCCCGCTTGCGCGGCCGCTCGATCGCGTCGCGCTGCTGGGCGAGCAAGTAATCCAGGCTGACCGAGATCCCGATATTCGGGTTCGCCTTGGTGAGCGTCGTCGGCGACTTCCAGTCGTCGTCCTCGTCCGCCGCGTATTCGGCGAAGAAGGTGTTGTCCTCGATCGGCGGACCACCGTTGTGCCCGATGCCCGCAAGCTTCTCGCGCTCCTCGAGCACCATGGCATAACATGGGCCTGCCAGGTTCTCGCCGGCGGTCGTGATCAGCAGCTGCAAAGGCTGCGACCGCGCACCCATGCCGGTGATCATCGTGTCGACCTGGGCGTCGTCACTATGCTCGTGATATTCGTCGTGGATCGAGCAGCTGGGCGACTGCCCGTCGCCCGGATCCCCGACGATCGTCTCGAACTTGGATCCGTCGTCCGGTCGCAAGAGCGTCTTGGCGAGCGACTGGATGCGGAATTTCTTCCGGAGACCCTGCAGCCGCTGCACCATCAGCCGCGCCGGCCGGAAAACCTCCCACGCCTGCTTCTCGTTGGTCGCGCCTGAGTAAACCTCGGCGCCGAACTCGTTGTCGGCGCAGAGCATGTAGAGCCCGACGCCGGCGGCGATCGCCGACTTGCCGTTCTTGCGCGGCACCACCAGGAGCCAGCGCCGAAACCGGCGGGTGTCTTTCTGCGCCCCTTCCTTGTGGAGCCAACCGAAGACGACGCAGATGTTCCAGATCTGCCACGGCTCGAGCACCAAGCGCTTCTTCTGGCGGGCCCACTCGCCCTTGGTATGCGGCAGGTTCTCGATGAAGCGGCACGGCCTGGCCGCTCGGCCCTCGTCGAACCGATACGGGAACAGCACCGTCTGGCTGAGCTCGAGCTCGTCCAGGAAGCGCTGGCACTGGAGCCTGATCCACTTACCGGCGGGGATTGTGCCGGCGACGACATCGGCCGCGTACTTGCGGGCGATGGCGGGATAGTCCCGCGGCGCGGCGGGCGCGCGGACCACCGGGCTAGAAGTCGCCGAAGCCGTCTAGATCGTCCGCCGCCCCGTCGTCCTTGCCGGCGATCCTCAATGCCGCCGATGGGTTGAGCATCAACTCGCCGATCAGCGACTGCGTATGCCGCATTGCGTCGCTCAGCATTGCAACCTCTGGTCGGGCGCGGACCATCTCGGTGACGACTGACTCGCCGTCGACCTTGCGGACCGAGCGGCTTGTGCAAGTGTCGCCCGTCATCTCGAGCACGGATTGAAATCGCTGGATTTGCTCGAGCCGCTGCGCGAGCAGCGCGACGTGCATCGTGAACTTCGCTTCAGCCCGGCCTTCAGCCGCGAGCAGTCGCGCGATGTCGTTGAACATGAGCTGCGCCAGATCGGACAGGTGCAGCGGCGCGATCATGCCGCCGATCTCGGCAGGCAGCGGAGACTTCGCCGCGGCGACCGGCATCGCCGGCGCCTTTCTTTTCCGGCCGGCGCCAGGCCGGGGTCCACCACGAGACATAAGCGGCCTCCTCGGTGAACAAAAAGGGGTTTGAATTACCCCGCGTAAGAATCGAGCCCCTACGCGGTGTCCGGCCCTGGCAACCCCA